TATTGTTCAGCGCGACGGTGAGTGGACTCGTCACCGCCGCCACGCCGGTCGCGCCGAGCGCCGCCCCTTGTGCCGTCACCCCCGCCGCCGCCTGGAACCACCCCACGACGCCCCCGCGCTGATTCAACGCGTTATTGATGGACTGGCCCTGCAGAAAGAGATTCTCCAGCGGGTTCGTGCTGCTGACCGGTCCGCTCACGTTGTAATAGGCGGTCGTCGGTTCTTTCTGGAGCAGGTCGTTCTCCAGGACGACGTTCTCCGCAAGGGTGAGCTCGCCCGCCTGCGCCCGCCAGCGGTTGGGGTGAGGAGACATTCCGCTCGCCCCGAACGGGATCGTGTAGGGGGTGCCCGCCTGCGGCATTGCTAGATTACCAGGACCATGCGGGTAAACCGCCGCTCGTCCACAGCGGTGGCCCCCACGTGCCCGTCACGCGCGACGGCTGAATAACGCCCCAGCGGGTCGACATACGCCGCAAGGTGCGCCGATATTCATCGGTCATCGCTTTGAGCTGCGCCTGCCACTGCCCGAAGAGCGCCTGCGCCGCCGAGTCATCCTTATCGACCAAGATGAGATAGGCCGCGCCGAAGGACAGGAGGAGACGGTGCTGCACCGGGATCGGCGGCACGCTCCCCTCGGCCAGCACCTCAGGACACCTCACGTACTCGAACTCGATCTGCACCGGGTACGGGTTGTCGGGCGTGTTCAGGTAGTGCGAGAAGCGCAGCTTTTTTTCGTCCACTCGCGCCGCCACGATCGGGACGCCCCCGTACGCGCGCCCCGTCGTGAACGGCCAGGGCTGCGGGTAGTAGCGCTCGAGATCGGGCGTATCCACGACGTCGATCACGTAGGGCAGGCCCCAGGCCGGAAAAGCCGAGATGTAGAGCGGGGACGTGCCGCGGATGAAGTCCGTCGGGAGCTCGTAGGTGTCGGGGTAGGCGCACCAGTTGGCCGTGTACATCTGCGCGCCCGTCCACGGCTCCTGGAGCGTCAGCGTCGACTGATTGGCGGCGGGATCGTGCTGCGCCACGCCGATCAGGTGGCGCGCCGGGGTGGCGTCCTGCTGGAGGCGCCAGCCCGCGAGGTTCGGCGCGTTCGGGATCATCGGCGTCGTCGTCACCGTCTGCGAGCCGGTCTGGAACGCCGCCTTCACCGTCGGCGTCTGGTTCACGGGCTGCACCATCTGGAGCGCCCCGCGCGGCCAGGCGCGGGACCAGAGCCAGTCCACGGGCTCGAGCGCCGAGGGGCCGAACTGCCCGCCGGAGATTAGCGCCCGGAGCACGGTGGTCATCCACGAATAGACCATCCCATCGTACTGGGACGTCCCATCGGTCGGCTCGCCGGCCCGAAAGAGCGCGTCCTGCTTCAGGTCCTTCGCCGTCGTGCCGTAGCTCATGGGGCGCTCAGAGCCAGATCAGCTGCACGCCGTCCACCTCCGCCGTGACCTTCAGCAAGAGCGGCGCCCCCACGGCCACCACGAGCACCTGGCTCGTGTTGGCGGCGAGCTGCACGCCCGTATCCGCCGCGGCGCCCAGCGCGAAGATGGGCGTGACGTTCGTCGCCGGCGGGGTGAGGAGCAGCAGTCGGTTCGTCGCGCCGACGGGCGGCGTCAGCGTCGTCGTGCCCACCAGCAGGTTGACGGTGGCGATGACGCCCGCCGCGGTGTCGATCGTCCACGCGGCGGAGAGCGGGATGGTCTGCGGATCGAGGCCGGTCGCCGTCAGCCCGTCGACGTGCCCCTGGAAGAGCGCGCGCGCCGTCGCCATGGGCTAGGCCGCATCGGGTCTGACCGGCCGGCTCCCCGGCTTGGGTGGGAACGTCGTGGACGGCGGAATCGACTCCGGGGCCGGCGGGGGCCCTGGCGTGACGCGGGTGGTCCCCGCCAGGGCCATCGCATCCCGCACGTGCGTGATCAAGTGCTGCTCCATGAGCGACCGGTTCATCGGCTCGCGACAGATGTCGCACCGGACGATCACCGCCGGGCCGTCTTCCTCGATCCGCACCGGATGCGCCGCGAGGTCCGCCGCGTACTCCTCGGGGACGTCCGCATCGGCGAGCGGCGTGCCGCCCGCGCCGTACCACTGGCCGTTCTGCCACGTGATGAAGCTCGTCCCGTACGGGCCCACGCGGGCATAGGTGCGGGTCGGATTCACCCGCACGCAGACCATCTTCTGCGTGGCCCGGTCCATCTCCATCACGTGCACGGGCTCGAGGAACGCCATCAACTGCCCTCGACGTCCACGATGAGGGACTGCCCCGCCGCCACGCTCCCGGTGAACTCGGCGCCCGCCGAGCCCGCCACCGCCGTCACCAAGGCGACGAGCTTCGGCAGCATCGGATCGCCGTTCCAGATGTAGGTGGGATTCGAGTTCCCCGCCACGGGCGTCTGGCCGACCACCGCGACGTGCTGACAGACGTGCGGGACGCCCAGCATCCCCTTGTCGAGCGGAATCCCGCCCGCCGGGTACGTCACGTTCGCGCCGATCGGGAACTGGACCTGCACCATGCGGCGCGTACGTCCCGGCGCCGTCACCCAGCGGTTCACGGTGGTATACGTGATGTCGCCCGCGGCCGTGCCGATGTTCGCCATGACTAGGTCGTGCTCACCGTGTCGAGGGTCTGCGAGCCGGCGGGATAGCACTTCGCATAGAACTGTCCCGTGCCGCTCGCCACTGCGGTCGTCACCGAGAACTTGAGCCCGTCGCCCTTGTTCAGGTGGATCTTGCAGGACTTGGAGCGCAGCACGCCGCCCGAGGCGATGGCCGACGCCGGGCCCGTCACCGTGTTCTGGACGGTGTACGTGCCGCCCAAGTTATCCGAGCTCGCCACGGTGAAGACCAGGGACGTGGCCGCCGTGGCCGTCCCGATGACGACGCCCACCTCGACGACATCCACGCCCTCCTGCGCCACGAACGTCACCTTGTCGCCCGTGGGCGTCAGCGCCGCGGCGTTGGCGGCATCGGTCGCTTGGCCGTTCGCGGGGAACGTCCACGTGTAGGTTCCAGCATCCATGCTCATGGTCTGATCCTCCTCGTCCCCGCCGTCACGCCACGGCAAAATTGTTCCCGGTGACGCGGACGATGCGCGCCTCGCGAGGGTTCGCGTTAGGATGGAAGACGCCAAATCCGAGCTGACCGTACCAAGCCACCCCGAGGTTCCGCCCGTAGTCATCCGCGATCCGCAGCCGCAGCTCCGGGGTCTGCGCCTCCGCGAACGCCACCGCTTCGTCGCCGAACACGAGCCCCTGACCCACCTGGACGTTGCCGGCGATCGTCGCCGTCTGCAGCACCGTGTCGTGGTTCGTCTCGATCACGCGGATGTTCTCGACCATCCCGATCTCGCCGCGCTGGAGTTTCTCGGGATTCCCGAGCACGTACCACTCCTTGAAGAGGGAATCGACGCGGATGGTGCGGCACGCGGCCCAGTTGAAGATGCCGATGTAGGCGTCCCCGAAGGCAAAGTACGGGGCTTTCAGTGTCCCGTAGAGGTAATCCCGGATGAGCTGGAGATGCTGGATGCCCACGCCCGCGCCGGCGGCGACCGAGGGCGTGCCCGTCACGTCGAACGTGCCGGCGCCCGCGCCCGTCGGGGTGAACGTGATCATCCCCTTTTTGAAGGCGTTCCCAGCGTTGACGTCCAGGTCGAGTTTCATGATCTCCCGGAGCCGCTTCTTGATGAAGGCGGGGAGATCGTACTTCGACCAGTCGTCGTAGATGTTGGACCACGTCACCGCCTCGCCGAATTCCAGAATGGTGAACGCGGTCCCCGAGATGCCGACCGAGGTCTCGGGGATGCGGATGTTCTCCTGGAGGACGCCGCCCGTCACGGATTCCGCCGGGCCGGTCATGGTGAAGAGGTTCACCGTATCGCCCTTCTTGCGGCCAAAGCCCTCGACAGGCTCGACCCATTGTATCACCTCGGCTTTTTCAAAACTAGCTTCATATAATTCTTCCGAGAGGAAGTGATTTTTGTAAGGTCCGCTCGGCGAGTCCTGTGCCCACGTCTGCATATCAGACTCCTTCGTCCCCTCGTCGCCGCCGTGCCGTCCGCACCCGATGGCAATTGGCGCAGACCAGGTCGCACTTGGCGATCTCCAGCATGATCGTGGTGAGCTTGTAGGTCACCATCTTCGAGGTCTTGAGCAGAAAGCGCTTCACTTCCCCCGGTCGATGGTCGAAATCCATGACGCATGAGGGGAACGACTGTTTACAGTCCATACATGGCGCGGCCTTGAGCATCGCCACGAGTTGCGCGACGCGTTTCCGCCGCCAGCGGTTTCGCCGTTCAGCATAGAGCTTCTTATGCGCGCGATAGTAGGCGGCCTGCGTTGCTGCCGCCTTGCCGGGATTGGCTTTCCGCCACTTCGCGATGCGAATCCGATTGCAGGGGCGGCAGTAGAACTGGAGGCCGTCCCGCATCCCTCGATTCCTGCCGAAATGCGATTCGGGCTTCACGATGCGACAATCCGGGCATTCCTTGTGGCCTTGCGGAACCGCCGGCGGCGGCGTGAGCGTCAGCACATCCGCCATCACGCGGCCTTCCCGAAGAACGCTGCCTGCCGCGCGTGGATCAGATCCGTCAAGGTCTTCGGCCCGCCCGGCGCCGGGCCCACGTCCGCACTGCCCGCGCGTCGCGCCGAGCGCAGCATCGCCGGGGGGGACGTTCCCTCCGCGGGGGCGAGCGGCGGAGGCGCGTACTGCGCCGCCGGGGCGACGGCACCGCCGCGGATGCGCGCGATCTCCTGCTCGGCGAGTTGCCCGATCTGGTCGAACGCCATCGCGATCGGCAAGTGCTGCACGTGCTGGAACTGGTCGTTGTAGACCATCTGCACGATGCCGCGATTGTCGTCGAGGTTATGGCGCGCGATCATGTCCTCCATCGCCGTGTCGTGGATCGTCTGCGCGCGGCCCTGGAGATCGCGGCGCTGGAGCTCCTGCTGCACGGCGGTCATGGCCCCCTGCACGAGCGCCACCTGGTGGGCGTCGCGTTCGGCCAGACGCCGCTCCACGTTGTTGGTGAGGGCGTGCGCCCACGTGGTCTTGTCGGCGAAGAGGAGGTCCGTGTCCGGCACCAGGTTCGCCACCGGCTCCGGGCCGACCGGTCCCGCCGGCGCCTGCCACTGGGGCGTGCCCATCTGGGACAGTAGGTTCCGGCGCTGCTCGTCGAGCGACTGCCCGTAGGCTTGGCTGAGCGAGAGGAAGGCGTCCCGCACCGTGGCGGCGTCCTCGGGCTCGAGCTCGACGGTGCGATTGCCGAGCTGCACGGGTTCGCGCTCAGGCATGGTGCCTCCCGAGGTCCTCGTCGTGTCGGCGCTGGAGCTGGCGATCGGCGATCGTCACCCGGGTCCGCAGCCGCGAGACGATCCGCCGATAGGCCGCCACCTCGTGGCAGAAGGACATCGCCTGCTCCATCGAGAGGCCGCCACCGACGGTCATGTCGTCGAGTTTTCTCAGGGCGGCCTCGACCAGTTCGCCGACGAGCTTCTGCATCTCGGTCAAGAGCGCGTGGGCCACCTGGCCATTCAACTCGATCGCCACGTCCATCAGCCGGCCTCCACCAGGCGCTCGGCGGCGCGATCGTAGTCGACGGCCACGACGAGCTCGCCCGCGCGCTGCATGCGGTCGATCTCGCGGGCGAGGCGCACCTGCTGGCGGCAGGCGCCTTCCAGCACCTCGGCGAAGGGCCGCAGGCGCTCGGGGAAGTCGGGCCGGGCGAGCACGCTCTCCGCCAGCGACACCCAGCGCACGGCTTCGTCGGCCAGGGGGAGCGTGTCCTCGGTCATCGTGCCCTGGAGATCCCACGTCGGATTGCCGCGGAGCCGACGTGCCGCCGTTGCCACGCCGTGATGGAGGCCGACGAGGGTGTCGCGCACGGCCGCGGGCCAGCCGTGCTCACGCGGGAGCGTGTCGTCTGCGTACGCGAGCCACTGGAGCCACTGGCGGGCCTTGGGGAGCGCGGCGCCGTGGATGCTCGATCGCGTGTTGGGCAATGGGGTCTCTCGGTCCTCATCCGCCGCCACCGCGCCCCCCGTCCTTCGCCGTCCCGAAGGGGTACGGCACGGGCACGTCCCGCCACCGCCCGCGCACCGCCCGCGCCATCGTGCCCGGGGGCGCGTAGACGTGGGGCGTGTGCTCCTCCTCCGGCTTGACGGTCGCCGGGTCCGTGGCCTCGTAGCCCTTCAGCCAGTCGTCTGCCATCTATCTCACCGATTCCTTTTGCTTCGCCTCGATGAGGCCCGAGATGGTCTTGCGGCCGTCGGGGCGCACGGCGACGTCGTGGAGGGCGAGGTCCAAGTCCGCGTGCCCGTCGCGCAGATGCATCTCGTCGACGCACCCGGCGAGCTGCACGCGCACCATCTTGCCCGCCTCGAAGGCGCTCTTCAGGCGCTCGGGCTTCGGGTCCTCGAGACAGAGGTGCGCCGTCGAGCCGCCGCCGGTCATCCGCATCGCTATCATTAGATAAGGGACCTCATACGGGCGACCCGCCCCCGGGCTGTTGTTGCTGCTGCTGTTGCGGTTGCTGACCGCCGCCCATGCCCTGGTTGGCAGACATCTGCCGCTGGCCGCCGCCCATGCCGCCACCGGACGGACTCATGCGCATCGGGCCCATCGCGCCGCCACCCAGCCCCAACTGGTCCATCATCTCTGGGGTGCGTTGGGACGGACTGATACCGCGACCCATCAGGCCGTACGGACTGATACCACCACCCATCTGGCCGCCGGCACCCATCATGTTGCCCGCCAAGCCGCCGGCACCGCCACCGCCGTACTGCTG